AGTATATCTACGTCTACCATATCCTGAATTATTACTATCACTATTATAATTATAATTACTTATATTAGTTTTATTATTATTTTCAGGATTTGATACTCCAGCTCCAGTTAAAGCTGCTTCTTTTTTCATATATTCTAATGAATCTTCTCTCTTCTTTTCTTTAAATGCTTCACCACGTTCAACTACTTCACTAACTCTAGTTGTCAAACCTGCCATTTCTAACGCATCAATTGTAGCAATTTCTCCTGTTGCCAATAATGTAGCAAAAGCAGATGCTTTTGTCCCAAGATTATCTGTTGTATGTCTACCTATATTAATATCGATATCCATAGTAGTTAAATCTTTTGGAATGACATCTAATTGTTGTAATATTTTAATAGCTACAGCAACTTGTCTTTTTTTACCTTTCTTAAAGAATAATTCTTTAAGTTTAGCTACAATTTCAATATCTGTCCAACCATCTCTATTTAGAACAGCTTCTCCTGTATCACCACCACTTGAATTAGCACTTCTATCAGGAATACCTGTGATTACGTTTCTAGCATCTTCTAGGAATTCTCTTATATTTTGAACACTTGTACTATCAAGTTTTGGTGAAATAAATTTAGCATCCAGATTACTTGATACGGAATCTGTACCTCCTGCTAAAGATAATAATCTCTTATCTTTAATAGATGATAAAGTTTCTTCTGAATCTTCTAATTCACAACCTATTAAAACTAATAAACTTTTAATAGTTCCTTCTATATCATTTAATGAATCACTAGTAACTAAATTTAAAGCATCCATTACTGAAATAGCTTGTTCCCAATCTCCTGTTAAGAATAACGAATTACCCATCATAGTAATTGGATCTAAACCTATTGGATTACTTTCTACTTTTAATTGTCTAGGATTTGTTTCATAATCTAATGTAAATTTATATTCATTGGTAAAAGCGATATATTTTTTAAAATTACCATCAACATCTTTAGTTAACATACAAGACATTATTTGAGGATTTCCAACTGATGTACTTTGTACAATAAAAGTATCTCTTGGATCCAAATAATCTATAATTATTGGTACATCTGGTGTATTATCTTTACTTATTTCTGTACTAGGTAATGTTATTTCATAACCTAATCCACAAATAGATGCGAATAATGCTGTACAAATATCAGTTGTATAAGATTCTTCATATCCAAAGATATCACTTAATTGTTGAACCTCTTTTTGTTTATCATTATTTTTTTGTATTAACTCTAAAGGATTACCAAATGTATATCCTACGATTTGTCTAGTAATTGGAAAAGCATAATTAACGACAGTTTTATTATTTATGTTTGAAGTGTTTGGTGCTGGTCTATTTAATATATTTTGTTTACCTAAAAACATATTAATTAAAAAATCACAATCTTTTCTATTGGATTCATGAATTGTTAAAGCTTTATCAAAAACTTCCATAAAATTATCTGGTGTAACTTTATCGTAATTTAAAATAATTCTTTTTCGCCCGTAATTTAAAGGATTCGTAGGTTCTATCACTACTGTTTTATTTGAATCCGTATTTACCACCACCGTTCAATGCCTAATTATCCACCGTAAGTATACCACAAATAAAAAATCAAGTCAAATTTGACTCAATTTAATATCCAATTCTTGCAATATCACTAACTTTAACTGTACCAGTACCCCTTTTGCCAAGGACGTTTGTAATCAGTCCAGCTAAGCTATCAGGTGCATCATCATGCTGTTTTCTTTGAATTGTACCTTCTTTTTGTGACCAATTCCATAAATTATTCAAAAAATCTCTATATTCACAGTTATTAGGAAGTATAGAAGGATCTTTGAAATAAACTCTATAATCGTCTCCTAAATCATTTCCAATACCTAATATTGCATTTCTACAGCTAAGAATTCTATCTAATTTTCTTTGTTTTGTAGAAGCCATGTGTGAAGTTATGTTACATCTATAACCAACTTTCTTTAAATCTTTATCCACTAAAGTTGAATAAAAATCTCCACCATTATTCTTTTCAAAACCACATCTTGATACTTTATGTTCTAATATCTTATCTCTAACCCAAAGTCGACTAACTCCGTCTCCTCCAAAATCATTTTTAAATATAACATCTGCAATATATACTTCAAGACCATAAACATAAGCTATAACCATACTCATATAATCTTCTCCACCATGTGAAACGTCATTATAAGCAACAACTCTGTCGGGTGTATCGGCTGGTAATTCTGTATAATAAGTTAAATTATCTCTTGTGAAAGGTCTACCGTCTCTTTCTATACATTTCATAAGATATTTAGCACTAAATATAACTGGATCTTCTGCTAATTCCATATCTTCGTAATATTCTATATCAAAACCTTTACCATATTCATATAAGAAATTACTTTCATGATTTTCATTCCAACACGGAACTGAAATGATACGAACTCTATCATTATTACCTTTCATTTCTTCATTTCTGATAATTCTATTTGTAACATCATAAATTGACCAAGGTGTATTAACGTGTAATTCTGGGCAAGGTCTATAAACACCATCTTTGCATTTTCTTGGAACTTTTCTATCTTTTATAGTTGATGTATAAGTATAATATAATTTATCTAATCTATCTTTATTATTTGCTGTTTCAACATCTTTTACCAAGTCATCACAATATAAAAGATTACTAGCTTCTGCTAAACCTGTTGTACCACCATCTACTGAACGAAACATCATAGTATGAAATCTTTTCTTACGATTAAAATCAAGAAAAGAATATTCACTATTTTTATTAACTAATATTGCTTCTGGAAAGATTTCGTTAAATCTGTATTCATCACTAGTAACAACTTCAATAAATTCATTATAAAATGATTGTGTTAAAGATGTACTATGACCGTTTCCTAATATACTTTGGTCAGGATATAATCCCGCTCTAAATGTTAAGAAGAACAAAGATATTGTTGATTTTCCTGTTCTTGGAGGCATATTTAAAACCAATAAATCTAATTTATCGTCTTGTAAATCCTGAAACGCTTGAAGAATACCGTGTTTTTCTAACACTCTCATTCTAGGTATATAATATTTTTTATCAACAGGTCTATTCCATTCTAAAGCAATACAATACGCTCTAAAATCACCATTTCTAGCTTTAGTATCATAAGCATGAACTAATATATCATTAACTTTATTATCATGAACTTGATTATATTTATAACCTAAATCAACTAATAAATATATTATTTCATCAGCTATTTTACAAGCATTCTCAATATCTCTACCTAATTCATATTCTACTTTTAACGAATTTAAACCTTGTAAATAAGCAAAACTTTCTTTATTTTTAACTTCACTTAATAAAGTTTTTAATTCTGCTATTCTTTGTTCTTTACTATTCATTTGTATCACCTATTTTTTCTTCATAGGTAGCTTCTTTAATATTTTGAGCTTCTTTCTCTTTTTCAACTTCTTGTCTCAAAGCATTTAAACTTTCTCTACTACTCATAGATGTATGCTGAGAAGGAGCTACAGCTGTAATATCTATTTGTCTAGAATCTTTCATACCATAAAAGTTACTAGCTGTAAACATATATGTTACAGGATTTATTTTATTGTTTAATGCTCCACCCTCTATAATACTATGAATATAATCTATAGCTGCTCTAAATAATTCACCATATTCTGAATCAGCATCATTTAAATATTTATTATATGTTGATATACTAATACCTAAATAAAGACATAAACTTTTAATACTAGGTAATTGTGAATATTGGTCACATAAATCAAAATATTCGTTTATTTCATTTGCTGTTTCTTCAATTGTTCCTAGTTTAATTGGTTGTCTTGCTTTTTTAAAACCGTTGTCTCTAAGTTCTTTATTAAACATTTTTATTTTTGGATCTTCTAAATAATGTGATTTTGTAATACCACTTGCTAATCTTGATTGCTGTCTTAATTGTAAGCTTTTCATAGCTTCTTGTTCTCTTTCTTCAATAGAACGTCTTTCCATTAACTCACCTTCTTTATGCTCCTTTAATTATATCATAATATTCAAAAAACACAAAAACCGACATTTGCCGGCTTCTGTTTGATAGGGTATACTATGGCTATTTTCTATTTGGCTGCTCCTCTAGGCATCGAACCTAGAAATTCTACGGTCAAAGCGTAGTGACTTTACCAATTTGTCTAAGGAGCAATAAATGGCACATCCGTAAGGACTCGAACCTCAATAATCGGTTTTGGAGACCGATGTCCTACCATTGAACGACAGATGCATGGCGTTGGTTAAAGGATTTGCACCTTTGCGCCGACTTAACGACCTAATTGTTTGCTATATCAATATTATTTAAAACTTTTAATTACCTCCTCTACTTCGTAATTTTTTGCCCAATTTGTAACATTATAATTTGTATTTTTTGATGTTATAAAAAATCTAAGATTTTTTTGCGTTGAGCATTCTTCAACTGGTATTAAATATACTTTGTTCTTATAATATGTAGCGAAATAATCTATTTCTTTTTTTGTATATTTTTTTCTTTTACCATTTACTATAGAATAGCAATTAAATGTTATACCACTTTCTTCTTCGTCTAATTTTCTTGAAGTTTTAATTTGAACTCTTATTAAATTATTATTAATATCCCATATTTGGTCATATCTATTTTTATCTCCATAAGGAAGTGATACTGAATAACCTAATTTAGTAATATATAATAATATTTCTAATTCTGTTTGTATTCCTATATTATTTGATATTATTTCTGTCATAATTATATTTAAATAATTTATTATAACAAACAATCCTCTTAACTACTTGAGTAAACCAACATGGTCTCCCACGCAGGATTCGAACCTACAACCTCTAGTTCCCAAAACTAGTGCTCTACCAAATTGAGCTAGCGAGAGATATGGTGCCAGCTAAAGGAATTGAACCTCTAACCTATTGTTTACAAGACAATTGCTCTACCTATTGAGCTAAGCTGGCAAAGAATACTATAAGTATGTATTCTCACTAAAATCTTTTCTAGTTTTCATTATATCTTTATATCTTTTTGGTGCTAGTTTAAATATTAGGTATTCAGTTATTAAATCTAAATTAGCATAACAATCATACCATACATCGACTTTTTGCTCAAAATCTTTACCAGTCCATTGACTAGCAATCCATTCCCATTCTGTACGACTCCAAAACATACTCATTAATTCACGTCTAGTTTTTTCTTTAATTTGCTCATAGTCACCTGTTTCATCTATACATTTATCAATATAATAAACTATATCATCATGCAATATATTATAAGGTGTTAATTTTTCATCCCCAAAACGATGATGAAGTGCATACCATTTAAGATTTAATTTCTTTATTTTCTCCATTCTCTTTTTGTTCACTTTTCCGTATATCATTCTCAAATTCCTCCTTTGTTTCTTTAGGTTCTACTACTTCATAATCTTCAAAATTACCTATAATTCTAAAGTAATATGGTGTTTCATCTATTGCACATTTTCCACAGGAACACGATATATAAGTTCCTTTTTTATCTCCGGTTAAAATATCACCACAATGGTTACATTTAATCTTCGCCATTTTCTTCACCTATATTCCCTAATATAACATCTGTATCTAAGTAATCATCACCTAATACCCAAGATAAAGCATCTGTTGTGACAATTACTCTTAACAAATCTATCTTTCCTTCATTAGCTAATTTATATAACTCACTTATTTTATCTTTAATTTCTTCTTCTGTTCTCATACTTCTTCATCTTTCTTTTTATAATTTATTATAACAATACTATTAGCTTTATCTAAATCAAAATGTATATTTAATATTTCACAACCTTGATCTTGTAACATAATTAAATGACGATTTACATTTTGTTCAAAATTGATATTACTAACAGTTATCATTTTTATTAATGTCATAATTTCTCTCCTTCATATTAATATAATAATTTTAGAAGAGTTATTCATTTAGGAAAACGGTAAAAGGATTCCTCTCTTCCTTATTTATTTTTTTTTGAATAACTCTTCACAACAAGGGGGTGACGGTGCTTAATAGCACCATAGAGTAGGT